CATCAACGTGCCGCTGTACCGCGCCGTCGCGTGGGAGCCGTACGAGATCAGTTTCGTGACCGTCCCGTTCGACGCTGGCGCAAGTTCGCGCAGCGCGCCGCAGGACGGTCACCCATGCGAATTCATCACCCGGGCGCCCGCCCTTTACGCTCCATCCAACCAGGACGACAACATGACCACTGCTACCCAATCGGGCGCCCAGACTCCAGCGCCTGTCGATCCAACCCGTGCCGCCCCTGCGCCAGCTCCAGCGCAAGTGTCGGCACCAGTACCAGCATCGGCTGGCCCGACCGCCACGGACGACGTAGCCTCGCGCGCTGCACAGGAAGCCATGACCCGCTCCGCTGACATCATGGAACTGTGCGCCCGCCATGGTGTCACCAGTCTGGCGGCGGGCCTGATCCGTGGCGGCAACACCGTCGACCAAGCACGCGCTGCCGTGCTCGACGAAATGGCCCGCAACTCTACCGCAGGCGGCGGTCACCAGAACACCCGCATTCAACTGATCGGCGACGTGGAACAAACGCGCATGGCAGGCATGGAAGAAGCAATCATGCACCGCGTGTACGCCCGCACGAAGATGACCGAGAACGGTACCCAGTTCCGCGGCATGAGCCTGCTTGAGCTGGGCCGCGACTTCCTGGAAGCGCGTGGCGTTTCGACGCGTGGCATGGATCGCATGCAGCTGGCGACCAATATGCTGAACTTCCGTTCGGCGGGCATGCACGGCACCAGCGACTTCGCAGCCCTGTTCAGCAATGTCGCGAACAAGCGCATGCGCGATGCCTACGCCGAGAACGCTGGCACCTACACGCAGTGGGCACGTCAGGCGCCGAACGCGCCTGACTCCAAGAACATCAACATCGTACAGATTTCCGGTGCGCCGGAACTGCTGCGCACCAACGAGCATGGCGAATTCAAATACGGCACGATGACCGATGCCGGTGCGTCGTACGCCCTGGTGACCTACGGCCGTATGGTGTCGCTCACGCGCCAAGCGATTATCAACGACGACCTGCGCGCATTCGAGCGCTTGGTCACTGCGTTTGGTGCAAGTGCCAGCCGCCTTGAGAACCGCCTGGTGTACAGCCAGCTCACAAGCAATTTCGCCATGGGCGACGGTAAGCCGCTGTTTGACGCGGCACACAAGAACGTCGGCTCGGGCACTGGCTCGGCGCTGTCGCTGGACGCACTCAAGGCCGGCCGTAAGGCCATGCGTCTGCAAAAAGGACTGGGCGACGAAGAGCTCAACCTGGCGCCGAACTTCTTGATCGTCCCGGCCTCTCTCGAGCAGGATGCCTATGCACTGACCAGCGCGAACTACGTGCCGGCCAAGCAGGCCGACATCAACGAATTCCGCGCTGGAGGCCGCACGGCTGTCGAACCGATTGTCGAGCCGATCCTGGACGGTGTCAGCGAGACCGCATGGTTCCTCGCCAGCAACAACAGCCAGGTCGACACCGTCGAGTATTGCTACCTGGACGGCGCGGAGGGTCCGGTCATCGAAAGCCAGAACGGTTTCGAGGTCGATGGCGTGACTTGGAAGTGCCGCCTGGACTTCGCAGCCAAGGCTGTCGACCATCGCGGCCTGTACCAAGGCGTCGGCAAGTAAGCCGCCGCTGCCAGCCTACCTATCCATCACAGGAACCGAACATGAAGAATTTCATCCAGACCGGCGACACGCTCACCGTCATTGCTCCAGCCAACCTACTGAGCGGCCAAGCGGTACTGGTCGGCGCGCTCTTCGGCATCGCCGGCAACGACGCCCTGCAGGGTATGCCGGTCGAGATCAAGCGCACGGGCGTGTACTCCCTCGCGGCCACAACCGCCGATACCGGCGCGGCCGGCGCCAAGATTTACTGGGACAACACCGCGAAGCGTCTGACCACGACCGCTACCAACAACACCCTGGTTGGCGCATTGACCGCAGCCAAGGGCGGCACCGAGGCCAGCGCTACCGTGCTGCTCGACGGCGTCATCCGCTGACCTACGCGCATGCTCTTCGCCAACCTCCAGCTGGCCGCGAACAGCGCCGTCTTGAATCACCTGGCTAACAAGCAGGTGACGATCGGCGGCGCGGTCGTGCCGGGCATCTTCCGCAACTTGGCCAGCGAAGCGCAGCTGGGCATGGGGGTGGCGTCCAGCAGCCCTGTTGTCACCGTCGCGGACAGTGCGGTCATGGCCGATCCGGTTGGGCAGCAGATCACGATCGACGCTGTGCGTTACGAGATCCTCACCGCCGACCCGGATAACACCGGCCTGACCATCCTCACGCTGACCGTGGCCGCATGAAGACCGCGTTTGCGAACATCGTGAGTGCAGTCATCGCGGCGCTAGAGGCGCAGCCGCCCGTGTGCAGCGCGATCTACCGCGCACGGGCCATGGCAGTGCCAGAGCAGGACAAGCTGGCGATCAGCGTGCAGTGGGACCAGTCGGTGCCAACTGGCGGCACTCTCAATGGAGCGCCCATCGACTGGACGACCCGTCTCACTGTCGAATGCTATGCAAGCGGCACGAGTGAGAGCGGCGACCTCGCGGTCGACCCGCTGCTCAAGGCGGTGTTTGAACGCTTGGCCGCCAACTCGACGCTGGACGGCGTTGTCACCGATCTGCAGGTGATTGGTATCGAAGCAGAAAACACGACAGACGGAAAGAAAACCGGGTGGATCCGACTCACCTATACCGCAGATCACCGCACCAGCAACTTCACATTGAGCTGACATGAATATCGACAAGACGCAAGCCGCGCCGCACGAGCGCGAGATCCCGCCGCCACCTGGTGGTGGCTCCTGGACCTTTGACCGGGACTCGTGGGAGTGGGTCTCCAATGACCCGGTTCCAGCCCCTGCCGACGAAACCCCAGCCGCAGCCGTCGAGTACGACAGCACGGCCAACCAGGAGTAAGCGATGCCCCGTCTGATCAAGAACACCCTCGTCACCGCCAAAGTGCAGACGACCCCCGGCGTGGATGCGGCGCCAACCGGCGCGGCTAATGCTGTGCTCATGTCCGAGGGCAGCATTACGCCGCTCGATGCGCAATCTATCGACCGCTCGCTGATCCGTGGCTACTTCGGTGGCAGCGAGCAGCTCGTCGGCCCAGCGAGTGTCAAGCTGACCTATGCGGTCGAGCTTGCTGGTTCCGGTGTGGCAGGTACCGCGCCGGCATGGGGCCAGCTGCTGCAAGGCTGTGCCGTTGCCGAAGGCATGCTGACTACCCCGGCGCGCGTGGAATACACCCCAGTGTCCACGTCGCTCAAGATGCTCACCCAGTACTACTACGACGATGGCGCGCTGCACAAGCTGCTGGACTCGATGGGTAACTGCACTTTGTCTGCGAAGGTGGGCGAACGCCCAATGCTGCGCTTCGAGTGGACTGGGCTGGACGGCGGCATCGCGGCGACGCCGAACGCTACCGGCGTTTTCACGCCGTGGAAGAAGCCTGTAGCCATGACCAAGGCGAACGTCATCGACATCACGCTGGGCGGCACGTACGCTGCTGGCGCACTCAGTGGCGGCACCGTCTACAACAGCACCGGCCTCGAACTGAACTTCGGCAACGTGGTGAACTTCAGCGCGATGCTCAGTACCGAGACCGTTGATATCTCGGACCGTCAGTCGACTGCGACTCTCGAACTGGAGCTGACCGCAGTTCAGGAGGTCGCGATGATGGCTTCGGTCAAGGCCAACGAGACGCAGGCATTGGGCTTCACCATCGGCACCGCTGCCGGTAACAAGGTGCTCGTCTTCGCACCCGCCGCCCAGCTGACCAACCCGCGCAAATCTGAACTGAACGGCAAGCGCCTGATCGGCTTCGACGTGCGCCTGGTCCCGGTCAACGGCAACGACGAGTGGCGCATCGTCGTCCTGTAACAAACACCCTCAAATCCACAACTGAAAGGAAACGCCATGGCGTTCAAACTCGTACGACTGAATAAGCTCCCTGTCCGCGTCAAGGGCGCGCTGCCAGGCGAAGACGGCAAGCCTGTCGCCTTCGACTTCACCCTGCACTGCAAGCGCCTTACTCAAGCTGAAATCGACAGCGTCATGAAAGACAAGCAGGGCGAAGTCAAGGGCTTCGTACAAAACGTCGCTGAAGGCTGGGATGGTGTCTTGGATGCGAGCGGCGAGGCAGTTCCCTTCGCCCGCGAGCAACTCGACGAGATGATCGATAACGCCGGATTGCCGATGCTGATCATGCACGCATACCTCGAACAGGTATCAGCCACAGCAAAAAACTGACGGAGGTCGTGCGCCTGATGGCGCGCGGCCAAATCGAGTTTGGCAATGATGCTCCGGCTGAACTTGATCACTTCAACGAAGCGCTTGCAGCCATGGGCCTTTGCGCCGAGGGCGACGTAGCGCTGCAGGAAGATGAGTACTGGCTTTGGCCAGAGAACGACGAAGCTTTTTCTATGTGGCTCTCGGTGCAAACTCAGTGGAGCGCTGGAATGGGTGGGGCAACTGGTCTGAACTATCCCGGTGTCGAAACATGCCTCCGACTGCGGGGGGTAAAGAAGAAGGCGCAGCAGAAGCTCTTTCTGCTGATTCAAATGATGGAGCGCGCTTGCTTGGAAGAGTGGGCGCAGAAGCGAAAAAGCTAGGAACGGAATGACCTCCCCACGCGCACTTATTGAAATGGTTGTCGAAGGCGCTGCTGAGAGCCGGCGGCGTGTGGAGAGTGTCGCTGATGCACTGCGCCAGATGAACGGTCAGTCGCTCCAGAACATCTCAAATCAAATGAACTCGTTGAACGAGCGGTTCACTGGTTTGCAGTCCACCATCGGAAATGTCACTTCGTTCGCCATCGCAGGCGTATCGCTGGCTACTCTCGGCAGCAAAGTTGTCGGTGTCCTGGATTCGATGGGCGAGTTGGACGATCTGTCACAGAAGATCGGTACCAGTGTCGAAAGCCTGTCGCGCATCCAGCGAGTGGCCAAAACGTTCGGTGTGGATTTTGCCGGGACCGTTGATCCAGCCATGGTGAAATTAGCGCGCAACCTCACGACCGTTGACGACAAGTCGAGCAAGACTTCCAAAGCACTGGCGGCCATTGGCGTATCAGCTAAGGATAGCGCCGGCAAGCTGCGTGATCCTGGCCAGGTCATGATCGACGTTGCCAAAAGCCTCGCGCAATACGAGGACGGTGCCGGGAAGGCCGCTGTGGTGACGGACTTGTTTGGTAAGTCAGGGGCAGACCTGCTGCCATTCTTGAATGACTTGGCAGACAACGTCGATAAATTTACTGGTGTTACTCCAGAGGCAGTTAAGCAAGCAACTGACTTGCAAGACAAGTTCGGGATGCTGAGCCAGCGCACGGATCAAGCCTTCACGTCGATCGTAACGGCAGCGTTGCCGGCGCTGACCGGTTTGTCTGAAGGATTCACCGATGTACTCGAAGCCGAGAATGGCCTGATCGACAACGGCGAGATTGCCGAGTGGGCTGGGATGGCCGCAATGGGGATCGCTCGGGTAGCCGATGTCGCAGTATTGGCGGTCCGCGGGTTTTCAGCTCTCGCAAGTAGCGTGGAAGTAATCACCGCCGACCTTGAAGTGCTGTGGACCGCCTCGCCTGCGAACATGGGTCTAACCTTGGCAAAAGGTGGATCGCCTCTTGCGGACTTGAAAAAGGTGGTTGCTGAGCGAAATCAAGTTTTGGAGGCCGCCAACACGAAGTGGGCAGCGTTATACAACGCTGACGGCAACATGTTTGAACAGGCAGTCCAGAAAAGACTGTCTGCGAAAGTTATTAATGCAAAGCCGCCCGAGGACGAAAAGCCGAAAGATAAAGATCTCAATGGATACAAGCCAGGTAGCGACGGCGCAGACAAGGATGCAGAGAAGCAGGCCAACGCCTATCAAAATCTGACGAAAGCCATTCAGGCAAAGATTGTTCAAGCCAATCTCGAACTCAGTGCAGGCGCCCCCCTGCTCGCGAGCCAGCAGGAGCAGCTCAATTTGACCGAGCAATTGGCTGAAATGAAAGGAAAGCTTACCCCTATTCAATATGCCTATTTGGAAAGCCAGGCCAAAGAGCTAGTCACCAAACTCGAGGTAATCGAATCGAACAAGCGTGCGGCGGCAGGGTTGGAGTCATACAACAAGATGAGGGCTGCGTATGAAACCAACGTCGCCAAAGCGATTGAGAATGCAATCACTGAGGCAGACCGTAATGAAGAACTTGCCCTCACATTCGGTAAGACAAAAGGCCAGATTGAAGCGCTAGAGTTGGCGCGCCTGGAAGAGCAACTAGCGCAACGATCTTCGCTCGGTTTGACTCTGGACGAGATCGAGAATCTCGAAAAGCTGATCGCAGCGAAGAAACGCAGCGCGGTTGCGACTGGCAAAGTTGATATATTCACCGCCGGCAAGAAAGCCGCCGAAAGTCTCGACGAGTTCCTTGACCCTGCCAAGGCCCAGTCGTTCGGGGAAGCCCTGCGCGAATCGCTTGGGGGTGCTGGCACGGCGCTATCCGCACTGACATCAACACTCGACGGATTCGGCAAACGGCAGGCAGCAATCGATGAGCAACGGCAAAATGCGGCGCTTGCTTTCTCCAGCGGTCAGCGTACCGAAATGGAGAACATGGAGGACCTCGCGCGTCTGACCGAAATGGAAACCAAGAACCGCTTGTCTGGCTATGGCGACATGGCGGGCGCAGCAGCTGGATTCTTCGGCGAGCAGAGCCGTGGCTACCAAGCGCTGATGACGGTGTCCAAAGTATTCCACGCCGCCGAGCTAGCGATGACGATGGCCGAACTGGTGCCGAAGGGCATCGCTGCGGTGCTGGGGCAGGGTGCAGGGGATCCGTACTCGGCACCCGTGCGCATGGCGGCAATGGCAGCAGTGGTGGCTGGCTTGGGCGTGGCCATCGGTAGCGTGTCGGGCGGCAGTAGCGTGAGCTTGTCTGAGTCCCGCCAGAAGGAGCAGGGCACTGGTACCGTGCTGGGTTCGGACGCAAAGTCTGGATCCATCGCCCGCGCGCTCGCTGAGATCGAGCAGTCGTCGCAGGGTACGCTCGGCGTGAACAATGACATGCTGATCTCGCTGCGCAACATCGAATCGGGAATCGATCGCTTCGCCTCGTTGCTCGTGCGTACGACCGGGGTGACCGGAGACTTCGGTAAGGACATGAACAAGAACGTGTTCGACTCGAAGGCGATCGGAATTGGCGGTGCCGCGGCCGGAGCCGTAGGCGGCGCAATGGCTGGTGCTTACGTCGGCATGGGCACTAGCCAGATCGGCCTGCTGCTCGGCGGTCCGATTGGCATGGCACTCGGCGCGGTGCTGGGTGCCGTGATTGGCAAGACCTTCGTCGGCAAGGCACTGGGTAGCGTCTTCGGCGGCAAGCAGACGGTGGAAGACACCGGATTTACTCTGGACAAATCGAGCTTCGGCAGCATCCTGGCCGGTGGCGTCAAGGCATCCCAGTACGCCGACGTCAAGAAAGACGGCGGCTGGTTCGGCAGTGACAAGACGAGCGTGAAGATGGAAGGGTTGGGTGTCGAAGGCAACCGCCAGATCGCCAGCGTGCTGACTTCGCTGTACGACACAGTGTTCAAAGCCGGCACCATCCTTGGACTGGGCGTGGACAGCTTCAATGCGCAGCTGAGCAGCTTCGTGGTCGATATCGGCAAGGTCAGCCTCAAGGGTTTGTCGGACGACGAGATCCAGGAAGAACTGCAGGCAGTTTTCTCGAAGGTCGGCGATAGCCTGGCCGCATTCGGCGTGGCCGGCCTTGAGGCGTTCCAGAAAGTGGGCGAGGGCTACCTTGAGACGCTGGCCCGGGTGGCGTCGAACTACCAGACCCTTGACGCCATCATGGCCTCGATCGGCACCACTGTCGGCGCGGCGGGCATCGCCAGCGTGCCGGCGCGTGAGCGGCTGATCGATATGTCAGGCGGCATCAGCGCACTGGCCAGCCAGGTCAGTTCGTTCGCAGACAACTTCCTGACCGAGGCGGAGCGCTTGGCGCCGATCCAGAAGTACGTCACCGAGCAGCTCGCCGGCATGGGCTTGGCCTGGGTTGATACCAGCGCCGAGTTCAAGAATGCGGCACTCGGTATCGACAAGACGACCGAGGCGGGTGCCAAGCAGTTCACCGCCATGATGAGCTTGGCCGACGCGTTCGCCAAGGTGTACCCGGCCGTGAAAGACTTGAGCATGTCGCTCGAGGAAATCGCGGACCAGCGCGCCACGCTGCAGGACCGACTCGACGAACTGACAATGACGCGCGAGCAGCTGCTGGCGAAAGAGCGCGACACCCTGCACGACACCAACCGCCCGCTGTGGGACCGGGTCCAGTCGTTGCAGGCTGAGGCTACGGCGCAGGAGAAGATCTCGCAGGAACGCACCACGTTGCAAGAGCAGCTCGACCAGCTGACGATGACGCGCGAGCAGCTGCTGGCCCGGGAGCGCGCCGCGCTGGACGAGGGCAACCGTCCGCTGTGGGATCGCGTCCAGGCGCTGCAGGCCGAGAAGGACGCGGCTCTGTCGGCAAAAGATGTTGCCGCCGGCTTGATGAGCGACGTCGACAGCGCATTCGCCGTGCTGGAGCGCGCCGTCGATCGTGAGCGCACAGCGATCCAAAAGCAAGTGGCTGCCCATACTGAAGCGGCCAACAAGATTCGCACGATCTCAGACAGCCTGCGCAGCACCATCAACGGCATGCGTGGCCCCGGTGCCGAGGTGATGGAGCGCACGCGCGCTCAGAGCGATCTGCAGGGCTTCCTGGCGATCGCCCGCGCCGGCGGCATGCTGCCCGACTCGGACAAGCTGCAAGCTGTCCTGAGCGTCTTGACCCAAGACGCAAGTGCCCAGTTCGCCAGCTTCGCCGATTACCAGGCGGACTTCTACACAACCAAGAACACGATGGCCGACCTGGCTTCGATCTCGGACACTGCACTGTCGGTTGAGGAGCGCACGCTCAAGTCGCTGGAGAGCCAGCTAAGTTCGTACGAGCAGATGCTCGAACGTGAGCAGGAGCAGATCGACCAACTCAACGGCATCAGCACGACGGCGCTATCTATTCACCAGGCCATCCTTGCACTGCACTCCGCTGTGCGATCCGCTGCATCGAACCCGGTCAATGCGTCGGCGGGCGCGATCACCAACGCCTACCAGAACACGCTGGGGCGTACCCCAGATGCAGCGGGCATGCAGCACTGGACTGATCGCGTTGCGGCCGGCGATTCAATCTCGGACATTGTGGACGCCATCAGCAATTCGTCGGAAGCGAAAATCAAGGCGCTGTACCAGTCGACGTTTGGGCGACCTGCAGATGCTGCCGGACTTGCGTACTGGATGGAGCGTGTTGAAGCCGGTACGTCGTACGGCACGATCGAGCAGGGCTTCAAAGAAAGCAACGAGTACAAGGCCCAGATGAAAGTGCCTGGCTACGCTGCTGGTGGCGACCACGGCGGCGGCTGGCGCATTGTTGGCGAGAATGGGCCGGAGTTGGAAGCTACTGGCGCGGCGCGCATCTTCAATGCCAGCCAGACGCGCGACCTGATGTCGCGCTTCAACAACCCGAATGACAACTCGGCAGTACTGGTAGCAGAGATTGGCCGGCTGCGTAAAGATAATGAAGAAAAAGATCAGGCGCTCGCTCGCGCGCTTGCTGCGATCGCCAAGAACACGATGGATACGGCGGACATGCTCCAGCGCTGGGAAACGATCGGCTCACCGAAGGAACGCATTAAATGATTATTGTTGATCCAATCACCCTGGGCGATACGTCATTCACCCGGCCATCGCCTAAGCACATATATGACCGATTCGGTGCGCTTGTTCAGGTGCCGCCGAATACTTTGGGCGTGACGTACGATCCCGCCGACCTAAGCAAAGCGCCGTGGGCGCTGCTCGAGGCGACGGCTACGAACATCGCGCTGCAGTCGGAGACATTCGATGATGTCCGATGGGGAAAGAATGGCGTAACAGTATCTCCGAACACCATTGCCGCACCAAACGGCGCGCTCACTGCGGACAAACTGGTTGAGAATTTGTCTAGCAGTGGGCACTACGTCGACCAGACAATTACGATTAATGGCAATGCACAATATACACGCAGCATATTTGTCAAGGCTGGCGAGCGCGGGCAGGTCCGGCTTGAGATGTATTCCGTCCCGACAGTCGGCGTGCGCGCCAACATCTCTTTCGATATTGCGAGCGGCACCTTTTTCGGCGAGGTTAGTGCAACCGGCGTGGTGCAAACATATAGCGCGCTGCGGCTGCCGAATGGTTGGTGGCGCATCTTCCAAACGTTCAACTTAGGTACGGCAGACACATCCTGTTTTTTCCGCATCTGTTTGCTCGGCCCTGGTGGCGCCTCCGTCTATCAAGGCGACGGCACAAGCGGGGCCTATGTATGGGGTGCGATGATGGGAGAGGGCAGCTATATCGCCACCACTTCTGCAGCCGCCACCCGCGCCGCTGACGTCGTTGGATCGGCTGCTGGCCTGCTGTACTCCAACGTGCCGATTACTGAACCAGACTACAGCGCCGCCGCAACGTATGCGAAGGACGCACTCGTCCATGACCCGGCTACGCACAACGTGTTCAAGTCACTCATCGATGCGAATAAAGGTAAGCCGCTGACCGACCCAGCAGCGTGGAACCCGCGTGGAGCAACTAATCGTTGGGCAATGCTGGACCAGTACAACAACACGCAAACCGCCAACCCAGAAGAAATTCTCATCGTGCTCACGCCGCAAGCGATCAGCGAGGGTCTGTACATCGGCAACTGCGATGCTGACGAAATCGAGTTGTCGGTGGTTGATCAATCTGAAGGGTTGGTCGCTTCGGAAATCACAAGCCTAGTGACCGCAAGCGGAACCAGCAGCTACTTCGACTGGTGCTTCCGCCCAGCAGATCGGTCCGATTATTTTGTTACAACGTCGATGCCCCCATATGCCAACGCGTTGGTGTTGATCGCGATCCGTAAGCCCGGCGGCATTCCGAAGTGCGGAATGCTGGCCATTGGGGCCGTAGACGAATTCGGTCCTTCGCTATACGGCTTGTCGGCAGAAGGAAAAGACTATTCCAGCGTGACATTCAATTTCGATGGCACGACTAATACGGAGCTCAGGCCGTTTGCAAAACGGATGAGCGTCGACGTTCAAGTCGATAACAGTGAGATTGACTATATCCAGCGAAAGCTTTTCCAGATTCGCCAACGCCCGATCGTCTGGATCGGTGGACCGTACGGGGCTACGGCAGTGTTCGGGCGATACGGCAGTTTTAAAATCGTCATTCCGGGATTAAAGAAATCGGACATGGCACTACAAATTGAAGGAAGCGTGTAATGCTTATTACTGAATTTTTGAAACCAGATGAGTTGCCGCACCGTTCGCAGGAGAAGCCAACCTTCGATAAGAACATGGGCTTATTCTATCGCAGGCTTCCAGCCTACAACGCTGAACTCAACGCCTTCGGCGCCGAGGCGGGCGAGATGGCTATTACGATCAACGCTCGTGCGGCAGCAGCAGCTGATGCCGCTTCGAAGGCTGCAACGTCTGCTGGAAATGCCGCACGAGATGCAGCGACGGCCGCCAGCGCACCTGGCACGAACGCGACGTCGGCCACTAGCATGGGTATGGGCCTGGGCAGCAAGACGTTCACGCTGGCGCAGACTGGCAAGCTGTTTGGCAAGGGCAACACGGTCGCCATCGCCGCGCCTACCGGTGACAACTGGATGTCTGGCTCGATCACGGCGTTCAATTCGGCCACCGGCGAAATGACGGTCAACGTCACGAACATCAGCGGCAGCGGTACGTTCGTCGCCTGGACGGTGTCGCTGTCGGGCGCGGCCGGCCTGACGGGCGTGGTGAACGAGCTGCGCGCCGCGAACATCGCCTCTGCTGCGACTACCAACCTAACCGCTGCGACGGGCAACCTGGTGCACATCACTGGCACGACGACGATCAGCGCATTCACGCTGGCATCTGGCGCCGAACGTTCGGTGATCTTCGACGGCGCGCTGACGCTCATCAACAGCTCCGGCCTTTCGTTGCCGAGTGACACGAATATCGTCACCGCTGCGGGCGATCGCGCGCTGATCCGTGGTGACAGCAACGGGGCCGTCGTCACGCACTACCAGCGCGCCAGCGGGCTTCCGGTAGTGGGGGGAGTCATCAGCAAAGAATATCGTTCGCCAGATCAGGTTTTCGCCATCTCTACAACTATCACGATGAGCCATGGCCTTGGAGTGGTACCCAAACTGGTGATGGCTTTCCTGCGTTGCGTTACAGCATCGAATGGTTTCCAAGTTGGCGATATCGCGCCGGCCCCTATGGAGATCATTCAGGGCGACGGCGCCAATGGCACTAAAGGGTGCCGGCTCTTTATGAATCAGACGACTATCACCGTCGTATTTGCAGGCGGCAGTAGTGCTGGGACGGGTGATGGTGAGCCGTTCCGCAACATCAGTCGTGCCAATTTCGTTTTCTTCATCGAGGCATTCGCATGATCACAAAATATTATGTCGATTCGGCAGGCATTTTCTTGGGTGCATTCGTCGGTGTCGAGCCGCCAGCTGGTGCGATCGAAGTGTCGGACCTTCCTTCGCGAGGCACCGACATTTGGGACGGCGAGCAGTTCCAAGCTGCACCAGTTCAAGTGCCGGAAGTAATCACGTGCGGGCAGGGACGGGAAGCGCTCTACAACGCTGGCTTGTTCGGCAAAGTGCAGCCTGCAATTAACGCCATCGAAGACGCCGATACCAAGTGGCGCATTCAGAACGCATGGGACTACCGCCCGGCATGGGAGCGGCGATCGCCGTTCGTCATGGCAATGGCTGGCATCCTCGGTCTAAACGCTGCCGAGACTGACCAGCTATTCATAACCGCTGCAGGGTTGTGATCAACGCGATTTTGCAAGTGTTCTAAAAAGAACAAAGGCCTTTCAAATTGTCTCATTCTTCCGAGAAATGAGACGCTGATATCGAGACACTGGTGTTTCCCGGTGGCTCGATCTGCAACATAGCAAATGAGTTTCTTGCCGGGTTGAATACCTCCCTGAAAGAGACACATGAGCGAACCAATTTCCGGCACCGCCGCCGGCGTAGCAGGCTGGAAAATCCTCGGCGGACTCGCCGGTATGGGGGCCATTGGCCTCGGCTTGGCCGCCTTCGTCGTCATGGCAATGACAAAGCCCACGTCCGAACAGGAGTGGCGTGTCGCCTTGGCCTGTACCTTTGCTGGCTCGATCGGCGGCGGTGCGGTCCTGATCAAATACCTGGCGGTCGAACACTGGTCCCATGACGTCCTGGGCCTGACAGCACAGGGTGCGCTCATGTTTGCGTGCGGCCTTCCAGCTTGGGCGCTGATCCGTGCGCTATTCAAGTTCATCGAGAAGCGCAAGGACGCTGACTTGGCCGAGCTGGTGCGCGACGTGAAAGAGGTGCTGTGATGCGGATCTCGGCAGAAGTGATCCGCCGCATCGCACCCCAGTGCGGGACCAACGCTGCCGCAGTCGCTGCAGCACTGGCCCCAGCAGTTGAGCGCTTCGGCATCAACACTCGGCTGCGTCTGATTCACTTCCTTCCGCAAGTCGCCCATGAAAGTGGCGGCTTCATGCGCAAGCGAGAGAACCTGAACTATAAGCCTGAAGCGATCCTGGCCACCTTCAACACGGCCAAGGTGAAGCGCTTCACGCCGGTTCAGGCGGAGCAGTACGGTCGTACCGCCATGCACGCTGCCGATCAGCAAGCCATTGCCAACATCGCTTACGCAAACCGCATGGGCAACGGAGATGCAAAGAGCGGCGACGGCTGGCGCACGCGTGGCGGTGGCTGGATGCAGCTGACTGGTACGACAAACCACAATGCCTGTGCTGACTTCTTCGGCATCCCTCGTGATGTGGTCGGTGACTGGCTGGCCACCGATGCCGGCGCGGCGCTCTCAGCGGCCTGGTTCTGGCATGTCAACAACCTGAATCGATTCGCCGACGTGGATGACGTTGACGGGGTTTCAGACTGCGTGAACATCGGTCGCAAGACCCTGGCCATTGGTGACGCGATCGGTTACCAAGAGCGGAGGTTCCTTACGGACGAAACTCGGAAGGTGGTCGCATGACTAGCATCGAGAAGCTGTTGGTGGGCGCCATCGTCCTAATTGGCCTGGCGTTGCTTGGCTGGCTCAATTTGCTTGACTACGGCGTCGAGCGTTACGACGAGGGCTTTGAGGCCGCAATCAAGATCGGCAAGGAACGGCGCGACGCTGATGCGGAGATCAACCGACAAACCGAAATGGACTTACGCGCGCAACTTGGCATCAAAGACGCCACCGCATTTAAAAAGGAGAAGGACCATGCACAATCCCTCGCGGCTGCTCAGCGCCGCATTTTTACTGGCACTGACAGCCTGCGCTGTCCCGCAAGGCCAGTACCAGCCATCACCACGACCGGTGATCGACCCGCTGCCAGCGGACCTGCAGCTGACGATGATGGACCGGAGCTTGTGCCAGAGGCTGCTGCTGATCTTGTCGGCATCGCCTCAGACGTTGAGCGACTCGTGCGGCAATACGACCGCGTCGTTGATCGGTTCGAAGCATGTCGAGCCGTGAACTTGAAGTAGGGCGCTAGTTCTCGATCTCGCCCGCGATGCGGGTGATAGCCCGGCGGGTGGCTGCACCGGCGTCGTCGCCGTGCGGCTCGTTCGCCAATTTGAGATCGGCGGTCATCGCGGAGGTGTCCTGCTTATGGATGCGGACCTCAAGCCGAAGTCGCACGGCCAGGTCGAATGCGTCGCCGCTGAACATGAGCGAATTCCAGCTGTGCACGACCGAGCCGTCGGCGAAGTGCAGGTTGACGTAGCCCTCGCCATCAACGACTTCAATGCGCCCGGCTCCGATCGCGCGCGCCGCTCGCTCTAGCAGCACTAGGTCGGGTTCCGAAATGTCGACGCGTGGCGCCGCTGGCAGTTCGTCTAGGTCGTCGTAAATCTCGTTGCCCATTTTCCCTCTAGGCGTGACTTTCAGCGTAGCTTCCTCAAAATCTCATTTTTTCCCATAGGCACACACCCCTATGCACAGGCTAGACATGCTGCAAAAAAAACGGGCGGTGAAATAGCGAGGGGCCCCAGCGCACATGCAAACGTGCTCTATATACGGAATTCCGAATGAAACCAAAGTTTGACAATTGGCTTCTAAGATAGAATCAATAATTGTGAACGTCCAATTTGCGAAAACGCCATGCTTTCGCATGTCGCTGGAAGCAAGAAATTAAAACCGCGAAGTCCTGGGCTGCAGATGTTTAACTATTTCTCCGGATCGTCGTATTCAACGATGCGATAAGCTTTTCCTTGAGTCGCTCATTGTTTTCCAACAGTTCATCACTGGCCAGCTCAAGATTGCTGATGGTCTGCGCAATAAATTCCACAAAAGCTAATGTAGGTATTGCGATTTTTAACTTTGTCATGCGCTGTTCAATATCGTTTTCATTCAGACCTGCCGAAGAATAGAAACTAATTTTCGATACGATCGGGCCGACCATAAATTGTGCCGCGCCGTCGACGAATACCTCGTTTGTGTTTTCGTCGATCAAAAGATCGAAAATCGCGTCGTCTCTTCTAATTTCTACTTTTCTGTGGTTAGACATTTTTTTCTTCTAAGTGTAAGAATGCACTTGGCGTGGATTGACAGGTGATCCGGCAGCAGAGGAGCTAATAGAAACCGGAGGGGAATATGACGGGCTCGTCGAAGCAGTTCCTTGGAAAATTTTGGCTTTCGCTAAAATATTTACTGACCGTTCGAGCTGGGGAAGCTCCTCGCTAAAGGACATGGCATCCATTGAATCTTCCGAAATGGTCGCGCTCTCCATTAGCAGGCGACTATATGGAACGAGCTTAACTAATGCGGCAACGTCAAATGCTTTTGCCAGTTTCTTAAGAGTGCTGAGACTAATTTTACCGTATGAAGGATCTTCCAATCTAGCGACTGCGGATTGACTCTTAATTCCAAGTCGTCGAGCAAGCTCTTTTTGATCCCATCCGCGCTTTTCTCGCATTACTCGAATTTGAAAAGCTATGCCTTGATCGATATTTGCTGAGACAAAAGCATGCCGATACTCAGCCTTTTGAAATTTTTTCAAAATTCGCTTATTCATTATTCATCCTCGTTATTATCTCTATCATAAAGAGGCAGGGTTGTGGCCCCGCCCTCTTTAATTTCGTCCATTCTTGCTTTGGCAGTCTTGAACCACGTCTTAGGTAAGATATGTCCACCTTTTTCTGTGCACCAGATGACGAAAGTAAACTCGTCGGCTTTAGGCCCAAAAAATCCAATAGGTCTGTATTGAACATTTTTGTGCTTAAATCTGATTTCGTAAAATTCTGGCCACTTCTGCTTGTCAAGCTTCGCTGCGAAACGTCTTGGGTTAGTCCATAGCTCCCGACGAAGTGCCCCCAGGAAATTTAGGGCCAC